TACGTTGCTGCGAGCGAGATTCATCATTTCAGCAATCTGCGAACCGTTGTATTCTTTGTACTTGTGGTAAAACCAAATAGTTTCGTTGCGCTCTTTTCTTAGAAATTCCAGCATACTAACGATTGGCATTTTTAAATCCATCCCAGTCAAAAGCAATCATGACTGAACCACCTACGATTCCAGTTACTACTGAAATGTGCAATAAAGCGATAATTAAATCCCAAGTAAAAGCATTGGACCAAGTGATTAGTGTTAAAATGGATGTTACCAATAGGTAAAAGCAGAATGCAATTGCAGCTATAGCTGTAAAGACTACGAGCATTGCAGGAATCAGTTTTTTTAAGCTCATATTTTTTTCTTATTGAATAACCTTAGCTATAGTATACCAGAACAAATTGTTCTTGTTATCCACAGTTGTTGAAAACAGCGGTGTGCTACAATAAACGAGCTAATAAAATTATGTCTACAAAAAAACAATCAGATTTACAAAAGCTCAATGAGGAATTGCTGGCTGACGGTATAGAAACTATAGCAGACATTGATTATACCCCCGAAAGAACCGCCTATTTAACACATCTTGAAGAAGCTGACTACAGTGATAAGGACTGGGTGAAGCTCTTAAAAATCCTTAAAAACCAACACAAATTACACTTTCATAAGTATGTAGCAGACATCTACCCATACCTACGGTTCGAAATTGGTGAAGACAAAACGTACTGGTTATACAATGAAGANANNGGTGTGTATGACGAAATCAATTTTNTAACNGTNCGTGGTNTGGTCATCAAAATGATGGTTGATGACGGTTTGGATGATACTGCTAGTGAAGTTGCGGTGAAGAACATCCTGTCTAAATATCGAGCTATGTTTTTAAATCGTGGTTCANANTATGATGATTTTGANNGCCAAGATGATTGGTTTCATGCCAAGAATGGTTGGGTGAACGTNGATACACTNAAGTTCCAAAAGCACACACCAGACAGATTGAGTAAACGCTCTAGTGCCGTATNNTATAAAAAGAATGCTAACTGTAAAAACTATGACCACTTTTTAGATACACAAATGCAACTGAAACCTGACCAGGTGCGAGCAATTGACCAGTTTTCAGGTCTACTGCTGACACCTGATATCACTTACCAGAAAATGCTAGTGCTGATTGGTAAGCCGGGTAGTGGAAAATCCACTTTNCTNGATTGCTGGTCCGATGTCTTAGGTGATTGTGCGGTGCAGTCTAGCTTGAATAAGATTTCAACTGATTCGTTTGCCCGGTTTGGTGGGGTATCACTAGTAGGTAAACAACTTTGCTGGTTTGATGAAGTTGAAGTCACCCGGTCCAACATGAGTAACTCACTGATTAATCTAGTGACTGGTCAGAATATTGAAGTGGAACGTAAAGGAATTAGTGGGTTTGTCTATCCTGGTAACCAGCTGAAGTGCGTCTTGACTGCAAACACGTTACCACGGTCAGCTGAAATGGGTATATACCGGCGAATGTTACTTATTCATTTGGAATACTCATTCTATGACAGCATGACTGTCAACCATGACATTCGTAATATTCTGAACGCTGAAGCTAGTGGTATTTTAAATCGTATGCTTAAAGGTCTAGCTGATTTGCGAAAGATGAAAGACTTTGTGACAGTTGAAGGACATGCAGAAATGATTGAGGAATACAAAACCAGCAGTAATACAATGTCTGAGTTTTTAGACTACCATTTTGTGTTTGACGAACATGCAAGAACTATATCTTCAAAAGTGTTGCTCGATGCTTACCAAGATTTTGCTACAGATAGGTACAGCGATTCACTCACACCGCAACGATTTGGTATGGCGTTGAAACATCATGGACTTTCTCAGTTCGATAAAATCTACAGCAACAAAGATAGTAACGGATTTAAAGAGTGGCATGGACTTGGTTTGAAAGATGCTTTTGAGTTCAATTCTGTTGGTTTAATTCGTGAAAAAAGCACTCATTTTTAGGACTGACACTGTCAGTCAAAAAGGGGTCTAAAAAACAGCATAAAACAGATTTAAAGATTGTCAAAATGACAATCTTTTATTTTGTGTTGTAATGTTAAAATACTGACACTAAAACTGACACTAATTTTTCTAGTGTCAGTCAAAATTAACCTTTAAATTAGCCATGGTCTGACACTAACTGACACTCTGACACTTTTTTATTATATATATATATATATATATAATATGTATATATGTGTATATATAGGGGAGAGTTTAAAACTAGTGTCAGTGTCAGTAGTGTCAGTCTGACCGTCACTTCTTTTCTTGGCTGTATTAAAGCTGTGTTATAATTTTTGCATATGAAAACAGCAAAGAAAAACGGCGCTGTTACTAAAAAGAAGGCAGCGCCAGCCAAAAAGAAAATGGGTAGGCCAACAAAGTTTAGCGCAGCACTAGGTAAAACTATTTGCCTGAGAATTACTGAAGGTGAATCACTACGTACTATTTGTAAGGATGAAAAGATGCCTTCACGAATTTCTGTTCACTCGTGGGTACTTGATGGTGCAGTAGAAACAGCGAGCGTTGACTTGAGGAACTTTTTTAACCAGTACGAATCTGCTTTGGTGGTCCGAGCTGAGAATATGTTTGATGAATTGGAAGAAATCGCTGATGATGGTACGAACGATTACATGACTAGGAAAAATGCTAATGGCGATGATTATGAAGTGGTCAATACTGAACACATCCAGCGCTCACGATTGCGTGCTGATGTACGTAAGTGGAAACTATCCAAAATGCTACCTAAGAGGTTCAGTGATAAAAATATCCATGTCACTGAAGATACTGAAGGTAACCAGATGCCAATAGCAGGGAACGCCATAACCTTTGGCTCGCAAACTAATAACGAAACAACTTCTGATGGAGACAGCTAAAAAAGGTATTTTAGTAAATCAGCAAGTGAATGATTGCTGGAAACCACTATTTATAAAACGTAATGGTGTGCGCTACATTATTTTGATGGGTGGTCGTGGTGCAGGTCGCTCATTTGTTGCTAGTCAGTTTGCTTTAGCAAAGCTGATAGCGCCTGAGTATTTACGTTGTGCCATTATGCGTTTGGTCCAGGGTGATATTCGTTCATCTATTTGGCAAGAAATTGTTGACCGGGTTGAAGAACAAGGTATTTCAGAAAACATAAGGATTGGTGATAATGAAATGAAGATGCGTTACACCATGAAGAAGCCAGACGGCACTGAGCAGGTAAACAGTATTAATGCACTGGGATTTAAAGCATCTTCTGGTGACCGTTCAGCTAAGTTGAAGTCACTTGCTAGTTACAACACCATCATCATTGAAGAAGCTGAGGAAATTGGTGAAGCTGAGTTTATGCAACTGGATGATTCCCTACGAACAGTAAAGGGTGAAATAACAGTGGTTATGTGTTTGAACACACCACCAAAGAATCACTGGATAATCAAAGAATTCTTTAATCTTGAACCAACTGAAGTACCAGGATTCACCCGGCCTGTACTAAAGCCTGAAGTCTCACCATATACAGAATTTCTATACTTTAACTTCAGGTCCAATGAAAACAATCTTGATGCCTTCACTATTCAAAAGTATTTACGGTACAAAGATAGAAAACCTGATTACTACTGGCACAAGATAGAAGGTCTATGTCCCGATACTGTGCGAGGTCGTATCTATTCTGGCTGGGAAATCATTGATGAGTTACCATTTGGTGCAAAGCTGTTAGCTGGTGGTATGGACCTTGGCTGGTTTCCTGACCCTTTGGTTGCTATTAATTTGTACTATTATGATGGCTACTACATTGTTGATGAGGTGTTGCATGGCACTGAGTTGAAAACTGAATACATTGCTCAGGTGCTGTTGAACCAGAAAGAGAAAGCACCATTCTTTAGTGATACCAATGAGAACCGCTTGATTGAAGCGTTGCGTGATGAAGGGGTAAATATTACTCAGGTAGAAAAAGGTGAAGGCTCAGTTGATTATGGAATCAGTGTAGTCAGTGGCATCAAGATTAAAGTAACCCGGCGTAGCCGTAACACTTGGAAGTCATATGAGAATTACTCATGGAAAGAAAACAAAGATGGTGAATCACTTGGTATACCGAATCACACCTTTAGTGACCCAATGGATGCGGTGCGCTATGCAGCGGTTTCAGTTATTGATGGTGTGAACCCTGAGCAAGAAGAACGCATTGTGGCTGAACAACATATGGCTCATACCAACTTTGTCAATAACGCTTCACAACGTCATGGACTTTAAAATTCGTATGGTATAATTTATTGACATGAAAGTACTTGATACCATCACTAGTGAAATTCAAGAGTATATCCACGGCGTTACTCATATCAATGAGAGCATTGCATACTCAGAATACAAACTGAAGAAGCGCATCCAAATGTTTAGGAATCGTGACTATCCAACTGGAAAAATTACTGAAGATGGAGACTACGAACACTGGTTTGATATTATTTATCCAGCGGTTAATGGTGAAATTAAGAATATTGATTTTGATACTAAGCACATTCTGGTTTTTTCTAACGCACCAATTCAGGATTTTGCAGCTGTCTATGTGGTCAACCTAGCGATTGATGAGTATATGTGGGAAAACGGTTCAGCTGAGGAACTGAACCAGTCAGTTGAAGATTATTCTTCTAATGGAAATATTCTTTTCAGAAAAACTGGTGATGGCTATGAGAGTTGTGACATGCCAAATACGTTTATCATTAATCAGACAGCACGAACTGTTGATGATACAGATATCATTGAACGGTTTTACATGAGCCAGGGAGACTTGCGAGCGATGGCCGGCACATATGATAACGTTGATGCTGTTATTCAAGATTGTGGAAACACATTCTTTTCTGCTACTGAAAAAGGGGTGGGTGAGGTTCGAAGTAAAAAGATGTACGAGCTATACCGGCGTACTGGTGAAATTACTGAGCGTGAATTATTTGAAGCGCAAGGCAAACAGGGCGGTGATGAAAACAAATACATCTTGTGCCGGATTGTTGGTGCTGGTTTAAAGAAAGGTAAGACTGCTAACCGTCACATTCTGTTTGCTGAAAAGATGGATGGCAAAATGTCTGACTACTTTACTGAAGCTCATCGGGGTAAGTACAACGGTAAGTGGTGGCGTGAAGGTTTGTACGAGCTTGGCTTTGACTACCAGATTCGATACAACGATATTTCAAATCAGATTGCTCGTGGTCTTGATTGGGCATCAAAGATTCTGTTTAGTCACTCAGACCAACAGACATTGCAGAACCTACGTACCCAACTGAAGAATGGTTCGCTCATTAAGTCAAAAGATATTAGACAAATTGAAGTGCGCTTACAAGGTTTTGACCAACTGATTCGTGACCGTAATGAGATTCTTCAACAATGGAATGATGTTTCCAACTCGTATGAGGTGGTACAAGGTAAAAACATGCCGGCGCAAACAGCGTTTCGTGCGGTTGCAACTATTGATGTGAATGCTAACAAGCTATATGTATTCCTACGTCAAAAGTTGACCCTGGCATATCGTCAAGTGTTCAACAAATTCATCTTGCCGGAACTCGTAAGTAGTATGAAAACCAAAGACATTATTCGTGTGACTGGTGACCCGATGTTTATTGACCGTTTCCGGCGCATGGCCGTTGATACTTGGTATATCAGCAACTTAGTCAAAATTGGACCGCATGATAATAAAATGGCTCAGTTTATAAAAGAGTCTAAGTTTATTGAGTTCCAGCAGACTGAAGCTTTGATTGAAAATATTAAAGATATTTGGAAATCAGTCTTACCAAGATTGCGAGTCACTATTACTGGTGAAAACTATCTAACTGAAGAAGTACAGACTATCTCAGAACTGATTCAATTCGAGCAAGACCCAATTCGAGCAGCTTACCTACTGGATATGATTTATGCAGCCAAGGGATTCCAGTACCACCAGCTGTTTCAACTGAAGCACTACAGGCTGGTGCGCCAAAACAAAGTTCAGATTCACCACTAGGCAAACCTAAATCAGATATGTCAGTGCCACAAAATGTGGAAGAACCAGTGTCTGCTGAATAATTATGGCTGACCAATATGACAACACACAGCAGCAGTTAAATAAAGAGATAGCTGCTATGCACCTGAAGATGACTGACCCGATTCAGCATGAAAAGAAATTTTTAGAGGATAAGCATAAAAATAATGTCAAAAGAACTTCAAAAAGATACGGACTTTAAAAAGCACGAGAATCAGGAAAAAAATGATGCTGACACTTTGGTAAAAATGTTTGGTGAAAATCAAGAAACATTATCAAAGCTAGTTGAAGCAGTTAATATCGAAGCTAAAAGAAATCTTGACCCGATTGCTCAGACAAAAATCAAAGCTTTACGTGGAAATGTGTTGGTTGAAGATTTAAAAAGCCAGGACCTAAAGATAAAACTTATCAGCGAAGTATTACATCAAATATGCTCACCCAAAAAGTTACCGAAAACCTAAAGGCCAATTCAGACTGGCGCTCACTACAAGAGTATATTCTTGAATGTATTGATGGCCTGGACTCTTTGGAGTTGATAGACTTTTCCAAAGAAGGCGCTTTGGTTACAGCTGAAGGTAGAAAACATGCTCGTGCTGTTTTGCTAAAAATACTTGAACCGTTTGCCAAAGAAGAAGATGAGCCTGGTGACAAGAAAGCAGAAGCAGCGAGTAAGTACGGTGTTGCGTAATATTAATGTGGTATAATTTTTGTGTATGAAAAAAACAAATGACAAGGCTGTAGAAAAAGAATTGGTAACACCAGCACCAATTGAAACTTCAGAAGTTGACTTGGTTTCTGGTCGGCCTGAAGTGACCCGGTATGCTGTTTATCAAAATAATGCCTTGGTGAAAGTTTTCAATGCGGTGACTCACGGAAAGGACTTTGTAAAACTCGCCAAAGCATATGCAGAACGAACTGAAAAGAAGAACCCTGGTATGGTTTGTGTGGCAAAAGAATTTACTGACCCAGCTATCAAAGCTACTGATAAGAATGTGGTGAATGTCGTAAATGTTAATGGCAATGTTTCACGAACTTTCTCACTATCTACTCATGGTAAAGAGTACAAAGCACTGGCAGCAGACTTTGTAAAGAAGCATGGAGAAAAGAAGGGACTGAAGCTAGAAGCTTAGTGCATTATGGCACTGGCCCTGGATAACCCTCTCGATATCCAGCGCCAGTGCTATAAACACTGAACTCTTTTTAAAAGGAAAATCGCTCAATGAGCAAAAATATATATTCTATGAATACTGAAGAACACACACCAACTGCTGACGAATTGGCAGCAGAAACAGAAGCGCAGTCTGAAGTGAGTGCAGATGATGTCAGAGCAAAACTTATTACCGATTTAGGCATTGAGGAAAATGAGTCTAACAAAGACATGATTGACAAGATGGTTACACGTGATGTCGAAAGTCGAAGCAGACTATCCAAGGCTATTGGCCAAAAGATTAGTTTGCGCGACCAGATTTCAGGTAAGAAACCAGAAGTCAAAACACCTGCTAAGAAGTCAACTGATGGTGAAACAGCTGACCCAGCTGAAGCTGCACGAAATGCGGCACGAGAAGAATTTATGCAACGTGACCTTGATGATATGAGCCATTCAGATGCGCTGAAGGCTGAAATCAAAGATATCGCTGAACGTAAAGGAATCTCAATCCGTAAGGCTGAACAAGATTCTTATATCCAGTTCCAAATTGGAGAAGAAACTCGACAGCAAAAAGTAAACAATGCTGCAAAGAATGGCAAAGCTGGTGCTAAGTCTAGTGTTTCAGTAGACGTAACTCAACCGCTTGACCCAGCTGACTTTAATTTCTCAACTGAGGAGGGAAGGGCAGAATGGGATGAAGCACGATTGTTACGCTCAAAAGCACGAGACTAATCGCATTGTTTAGCCAGTCGTAATTTAACTTTAAATTGCTTATGGAAGATGCAAAAGCAGAATTTTGGGGTAACCTACAGTCAGATTTCTACACAGAAACGTCTGCACTTTACCTCGCGAACCAAGAGCTTACTTCAGTAATTAGTACTGATGGACGAAAGGCTCACCGGCCAATTCTGTCAAATCCGTCAATTCGTGACTACGTAGCTCACACTGACATCACGTTTGACAAGAAGACCGCTGAAAAGCAGACACTGGAAGTTGATACTTTCCCAACTGCTGCTGAAGTGATTGATATTACTGAACGAAACCAGAGTATGTATGACCTACTTGGTCACAGTACAAAAGGAATTCGAGAAGGTCTTATCAACCGAACTGAACAAATCTTCACTTCACAGTTTGTGAATGCAGAACACAAGTTTAATGGTGGTACATACGTTGCTTTGACCACTACAAACATTCACGATGTGTTTGAAGATGCTGCTGGTACTCTAGGTGCGTTTGATATTCCTTCAGATAGTAACCAACGAGTAGCTGTATTTGGACCACGAACTGTTGCACTATTGCGAAAGGCACGTGACCAACGAGAAACACCACTTGGTGACATGGTGAGTAAGAC